TCGCCTCTTTCAATAACTACTGGAGTTCCAAAAGAATCTGTAGTCCCCGAAATCGTGCCTACAACAGCCGTTAGGTAGCTTGAGTTTCCTAAGTCTGAGTAACAAATCACTGTTTTGTTGCTATTAGAATCAAATGTTGCGGCCACATATATAACGCTTGCACTTTCGAATGTTACTGCTGATTGAGCGGATGGGATGGGGCTGCTGACTAGTGCAACCTGAGTCACATCACCGTCAGCCTCGACAATGCACGGCTTGCCTGCGGTAATCGCGCCGCTGGCCTTGGCCTTAAATCTTCTTGGTAGCGTGTCGCCTATAGTCTTCATTCTTTAACCACCAATTCCGTAGCGGATATGGCTGTGCCAGCCAAGACAGACGGGTCATCTGCTGTGGTGCTAAGTGTGCCATCGGTCTGAACAAAGTATTGCTGACCTGCCGTCAAGCTCGTTTGGTTACGGTCTATACAACCGACAATGCCAATGGTTGAGTCCTCGTTGTCAGCGTAGGTATCGGCGGCAATGCCTATATAGTTTTCGGAGGTCAAGTTGGTCACATTAAAAGCTACTGGACGCATGATGTTTGCAACGCCGTAATTTTCTGTAGACCCATGAACTGAGCTTTTTTGTCTTCGATACGCAACCAAAGAAAAATTCAAGTTAGTGTCGAAGGCGGCACTCATATCATCGACATAGCCAATGTTGTGGAAAGCCACTCTTGAGGTCAACGATCCAACACTTGTGCCGCTTATGGTTCCCTGTTTGAGGTAACCCTTTCCGCTATCTGCATTATCTGCATAAAAGATATTTACTTTATTCGTGGCGCTGTTAAAGCAGATCGCCATGCCCCTTGTTCGTGTTATTGTGCCGCCATCAAACTCAACGGCTGAACCAAAGCTCACGGATGTCGAGCTAATCGTTGCCACAATGACAAAGCCATCTGTGCCCGAATCATTTTCTGCATAAAGAACCGCAAATTTGCCTGCATTAGAGTCAAAGGCCATATCTGTACGGACACTACGCATATCGCCGCTATAGAAAACAGTAGCACTGCCAAAACTGATACTTGTCGAACTGACAGTGCCAACAATCGCCGTTCCATAAAAAGAGTTGCTTTCGTCGCAATACGCAATAAGCACCTTTCCATTTGTGCTGTCATGCTCACAACTAATCACTGAAGTACCGCCTGCCTCAAACTGAGCCACTGAGCCAAAACTCACACTCGTACCTGAGATAGTTGCTACAACAGCCTTGCCTTTGGAACTGTCTGCGTTGTCTTGATAAGCAATCACAACCTTGTTGTTAGTCGAATCAAAACACGAATCAATGTGTTCTGCAGATGCAGACTCAAAGGTGACGGAGCTACCAAAGCTAATAGCCGAACCGCTTACAGACCCAACGACTGACTTGCCAAAGGAACCACCGTTGTGGGAATTGTATGAAATTAAGGTCTTGTCGGCGTTGCTGTCATAGGAAGCGGCAATCCAACTGGTAGTTAAAGAGCTAAAAACCACAGGAGTGCCATAACTTCTCGTCCCATCAGAACTTGGGGTGCAGACCACCGCAGTGCCGTAATTTGAGTTGCCGCCGTCTGAGTATGCAATAACAAACTTGTTTGCCGTGCTATCAAAAGCAGTCCTGATGTAAGAGGTTGTCGCCGACTCAAAAACAGATTCTGTTCCTGTTATGGTTGAGAATGTCGTCTCTGATATTTGTGCTACATCCCCATCTGCCTCAACGATGACAGGCTTTCCCGCCGTAATCGCACCTTCAGCCGTAGCGGTGTAGTAAGCATCAATGATGTTGGGGTCTTTGCCCAAAAACTTCATGGCTTAGACTCAGCTAATTTCTTCGTAGCTGACAAGAATCTCAAGATCGTTTGCCGTGCCCGCAGTCACAGAGATAGATCGGTCTTCTTCAAGATAGATGGCTGTGTTTTTGTCCACGACAACCAGTGACGAATCTTGCGGAACAGATACGGTAGACACTAATGCATACCCCGTGCCACCAATATCATCTTGTGTGTGATACTTGACTGTTACATCACAAGCTACAGAACCATCAACATTAGCAACCTGAATCATGTTGATTTTGAAAACTTTGCCGCTTGATGCAGCGTTGCTAACCAGCGCAGTTGCGTTTGTGTTGGCTAGCGCTAGGTAGAACGATTTGCCTGTAATCGTGCCGACGTTGACAATATTAGGTGCGGCCATGAGTTATCTCCTATCCGAAAACTATAGCCATTGCTATGGCTTTGCCGGTGCTTGCAAAAGTGGATGTAAAGCTGAGCTTGCCCCCAGTGGTCGAAACCAAGGCCATGCCGTTGCTAGTTGCAACTGCGTCAGGCAGTTCAAGTGAATATGTTGCGCTAGCACTGTGAGGCGGACCCTTCAGTGTGACGCCGTGGGAATTACTCTCGCAGTTAAATCTGATCGTGCCCGCGTTCGTATTGCCGTACAGCTCCGTAAATCCGGTGCCATTTGGGAACAACTGGATATTCCCGTTCGAGTTCGTGGATTTGACAACATTTGCGTCGATCTGAATATTATCGACATCCAATTCGTTGGCGGTGATTTGTCCCGCGGCGCCATACACTACGGTTTTACTGTTGACCACTGTATCGGCAGTCGCACCGTCCGTTAGGTTAAGTTCCGCAGCAGTTGAGGTTACGGCTGTGCCGCCAATTGCCAAAGTAGTTGTGTCAATTTTTGTCGTAGCTAAGGATGTATTGGCATCAACCACTGCCGCGCCCGACCCCGCGCCGTCCAGATAAACGATGGCGGCGTTGCCGTTCGCAATAGTGACGTTGGCCCCAGATCCTTGGCTGATCGCGATAGATTGTGAGCCGCTAGTAGCGTTTTCTATATACATCACGCGCGAAACGGTGTTCGGCGCAATCGTCAATGTGCGGGTCGCGGTCAGGCTTGCACCGCTGGTAACTTTAAAATAAAGGGCTCTGGCTGGGTCAGTCGCGCCATCGGCCACCGTGGTGGTTGCGTCAGCATCAGATGCAAACGCGGCCTGAGTGTTGAACCCAAGTGCCTCTCCGATAAATTCAAGATTCGAGTTGGTTGTCGTGCCCCAAGTTCCAGAGCCTTCGCCAGTGGCCAGCTCCGTCAGCCGCAAGTTATTTACATAAGTAGCCATAGGTAATCCTCATCTCTCTATGGGAGTGTAGTTTGGAGTCTGGCCGGTATCAATTGGAAACCATAAAAATAGAGTGCCAGCAACTGCCCTGATCTGGACCCCTGTGGGATTGACGTTAGTGCCGGGTACTCCTGATACGCTTCCCAACCCAACAGAAACTGCCACACCAGAAGGTTGGCCAACATTGCTCAGGGATATTGCTGCGGTGCCCACACCAGAGGTGATTGCGACACCAGTCGGCTCGACAGGAGCAGCTTCTCCCCATCCACCGGATCCCCAGCCCTGCCTGCCCCAACCTGTTAAAGCTGACATAAAAAAGCCGCGCCCCAAAAAATCGCAGGCTTATCATACAAACTTCTATGAAGATTGGACAGTGTACCTTTCAGGCTGACGCAAGACGTTGCGCACTTGCGACGGATTCCACACTCGATCATTTTGAAGGGAATTTATCTCGCGAGCGATTTTGGAGTAATTCATTTTCCGCTCACGCATTTTGAAAATTAACTGTACCCAGCGTTGTTGATCGGGCACCGGCTCAAGCCATGGGCGTATTCTGCCTTCATGCTCCACTCGCTTCAGTTTGAATCCATACGGAATATTGGGCCCGCCTGACCAGAACCCCTTTCTGACCAACTCGATTTTTTTGTGCTCACACTTGTCGCGCTTCGCGGCTGCTGCCAATTGATTGATCGCTTGCAGCGCCATCGTAAAAACACCATGGACTCGGCTATCGAGATCGACGTGATGCTCCATCCCCTCAATCTGGCGATCAGGCTCGCGGTGAGCAATCGGCATATCTCCAAACTGCTCACAAAAGTACAAATGTACACCAGTGTGCTGAAAGTGTGGAATCATCTCCATCAGATCTGGCACTGACATACTGAGCCTGTCGAGCCGCGTAGTAATCACAACGTCGTGCTCCTCCATGACATCGGTCATCTCACGAGCAGCCTCGCGATCCAGAATTTTTGTGGACCCTAAGCACTCAGTGTCGATGAAAAACTCATCGACAGACTTTTCATACTTAGATGCAGCAAAGGCGGTGATTAACCGCCTTTGTCGTTCGACTGAAAGATCCTCGGAATTGACGTCTGCCAAACTGACCCTGATGTAGCCATACACACGATTGTGTCTCTGGCCGACTGGCCTCACGATCATTTTATGCCGCCGCGAAAACCGTAGTCAGTCATCTCTTCGTGGAGTCGCTTCCAGTTAATGTCGAGCGGGCGCCAGTCCTCTGCGCGATCCGCAAACATCGTGTGGCCATCCTTGACCAAGCAGACCGAGCGGTAGGCTTTGGGCACACCTTCATACACGATGTCGATGTCGTGCAGTTTGCAGGTGCGCCGCACGCGGTTGTAGAAAACTTTCTTCTCGGCCGCGTTCATCAGTGATGATCGAAAGTCGGTAAAGCGCTGAAGTCCTCACTCAGCATATCGATGTAAGCACCATCGGCCGCTTCGTTGTAAATAAACTTCGCACGGATTTCGCGACCATCGTTGTGGTCAATGCTGAATGTAACTGGATACAACTTCTCGCGATCTACATCATCGAAAAACTTGTAACTCAGCGTTCTGTTGAGGCCCAGCTTGATGGCTTTGCCATTCA